AGACACGTCGGAGTAACTTTGACTTGAGCTAAATGCCAACGTATCCGGCATATACAACGCAATAGAATCTACTATTCGTTCAACTTGATTAAAAAGATTACCATCTGTTACTGGAAGAATCTGTGTGGTTTCACTAAATGATTTTGTTCCGGATGTAAAAATAGCAGCTAATTTTGGATTATTTTTAACAAGTCTTTTAAACGCTTCATTATTTTCAAAACTTGACTTTACACCATTAATTGCTTTTTGAGCAATTTCAGATCCTTGTGCAACTGGAGAACTTCCACTTACACTAACACCGCTTCTGGCCAATTCAGTACGCATTGTATCATTCTTATTTTTACTATTTCCATCAATACTTAAAGATCCGGTACGTGTTTGTTGTGACGATCTTACTTGTTGAAAGATACTAAAAAACACAAAATGATTTTTATCGATATTACCAAGATCAAGTGGATATCTTGCTGTATTGAATCCACGTTGTTGAAATGGATTCAAGCTATTAGTCATAGGATTAAGACTAGATAATTCTGAATGTGTGAATTCCTCTGTGATGTATTTTACGTCAAAATAATTGAAGTCCATTGGATTGCCTTTAAAGATTAACTAGATAGTATTTATGTCATACAAAGGAACATTTAAACCCAAGAACCCCACAAAATACAACGGAAATGCAAATAATGTTATTTACCGTTCTCTGTGGGAACTACGTGTAATGAAGTATCTAGACGACCATCCGGAGGTAATCTGGTGGGCGTCCGAAGAGCTTATTATACCATACTACAATCCAATTGACAATAAGAAACATCGTTATTTCCCAGACTTTGTGGCAAAGATGAAACGCAAAGATGGTACCGTTATGACGTATGTTATTGAAGTCAAACCTGAGATTCAAACCAAGAAACCTGAACAAAAACGGCAGACTAAAAAGTACATTCAGGAATCTATGACTTACATTGTCAACCAATCCAAGTGGAAAGCGGCTATTGAATTCTGTAAAGACAACGGATGGGAATTTAAAATCATAACTGAGAAACACCTTGGTTTGTGAGATAAATAGACGATGGCATACTTAATAAATCGAATAGAAAAGTCTTTAAGAAATGAGGGATTGGCACCTCGTACTGATAGAGCTCGTGCATGGTTACAATCTAAAGTCAAAAGTCTAAATCCGTCAAGGACTAGACTGATGGAAGATAAACCTAGACTGAGGGATAGTTCAATTGTAGGTAATATGTATTTCTATTACTACGATCCAAAGACTAAAGAGTTTATGAAATACTATGACAAGTTTCCTTTAGTCATACCTATTGAAGAACATGGCGATGGATTCCTTGGATTGAATCTGCATTATATTCGACCAAAACAAAGATTGATATTTCTTGACAAGTTGAGTGAAACGAATACGAACAACCGTTATGACGCAAGTACCAGATTAAGAGTAAACTATCATTATCTTAAAAATACATCAAGGATATACGAACACACTCCTTGCCTAAAGAAATATTTGTATAAACACATTCAATCCAAATTCGTTCAGATAGATGCAAACGAATGGGATATTGCTGCATTGTTACCAATGGAGAACTTTGCAAAGGCATCTAAAAATCAAGTATTTGCAGAATCAGAGGAAAAATTCTAATGACGTTTTCACCGAATCAATTTCTTGCTAACCTAGATGCAAAAGGTGGTGGTCTAGCAAAACCTAGTCGTTTTAAAGTAATTCTACCAATACCTGAATTACTTTCTAAAAGATTTAAAGATAGTTTTGGTTCAAATTTATTGAATATTGCTAATGATATTTTAGATATTGGTGAAGCATTTCGAGGAAATGGTACAGGAGTTGATGTAACAACAGCAACAAAAAATCCTAGTTATAGTTTTAGAAATGATGCAACTAGGTGGTTAGCTTTGCAATGTGAATCTACGGATCTTCCAGGAAAATCATTTTCAACTTCCGATGTTAAAATATATGGACCAACCTTTAAAGTCCCTAATCAAATAACTTACAATGACATTTCTTTGACTTTTATGTGTAATAGTGAATTTAGTGAAAGAAAGTTATTTGATGCTTGGATGGAAGTTATACGTTCACCAAACTCACATAACTTTAGATTTCCTAAAGCAAAAGGAGGTGGTTCAAATTACATGACGCAAATAACAATCATACAATACAATGATTTTGTAAAACAAATATATGCGTTAGAATTACAAGATGCTTTTCCTATAGGAATAACATCACAACCAGTTTCTTGGTCAGAGGACGGTTTCCACAGATTAACTGTCAATTTTGCATATTACAAGTATAGAACAATTTACGATGGTAAATATGATACTAATGATATTTTAGCTAGCTTAATAGGAACTGGTGTAGCAAGAGCTCAAAAAGAAGTATTCAGTAAAATTTCAACATTATAATTAAGGGGTTACTTTATGGCTTTACCAAAAATTGATGTGCCGATTTATGAAGCAACATTACCATCAAATAATCAAGTAGTAAAATTTAGACCGTTTCTAGTAAAGGAACAAAAATTACTTTTAATGTCTGCTCAATCTACAGAAACTAAAGAAGTAATTGATTCAATAAAAAACATATTAAAAAATTGCATTATAACAGAACTTGATATTGACCGTTTACCAGTATTTGATTTGGAATTTTTATTTTTAAATCTTCGTGCAAGATCAGTAAATGAAGTGGTAGATATTAAGTATAAGTGTAATAATCAACTAGCAGATCAAGAGGGTGAACTTAAAACATGTAATGGGTCTGTTGAATATAAAGTGGATGTACTAGAAATAAAACCCGAGTTTGGTGAGAATCATTCAAATAAGGTTGAGATTACAGAAAATCTTGGAATGGTACTAAAGTATCCTACGTTTGAAATGATGAAACAAATTGAGAACAAAAAAGAAGATGAAGCTGTTTTTGAATTACTCATGGAATGTATAGATTATATCTATGACAAAGAAAATATCTATTATACTAAAGATACTGACCGTGAAGAATTGGTAGAGTTTATAGACAACCTTCAACAAAAACATTTGGAACTAATTAAAGTGTTTTTTGATGGTATGCCAAAAATCAAAAAAGAACTTGATTTCACATGTCCTAAATGTGGATTAGAAGATAAAATAGTATTGGAAGGTGTACAAAGTTTTTTCGGCTAGCTCTTTCTCATGACAATTTAGCTAACTATTATCAAACTAATTTTTCTTTAGTTCAACACCACAAATATTGTTTGACTGAATTGGAACAAATGATACCGTGGGAAAGAGAAATATACCTAACATTACTAATTGACCATTTAGAAAAAGAAAAACAACAAAGAGAGCTGGAAAAAAATACCAGAAAGAAATAAGAAATGGCTAAAAATAAAGAATCTAGACTTGCACAGATTTTAAGAGAAGAATTAAAATCTGGAAGTGGATTAGCAAAAGCAATAGTAGAAGCAAGTAATGCTGCTAACAGAGAAAAAGCTGATGTACGAAACGTATTTCCAAAAACTGGAGTGCTAGGACAAATTCTAGAACAGGCTTTAGGAAAAGGTTATCGTTATAAAAGCAAAAAATCTGCTTCCGCTTCAAATGATTCTGGTGGTGCTTCTTCTGCGTTAGGTGTAGGTGCTATTCGTCTTTTTGCACGTAATACGATGGTTCTTCCTGCAATGGCACGTGACATGAACATCATGAGACAAAATATGCAATTGCTTGTTCGTGCATCTGGAAGAAAAGCTTACAGTAGACCAGAAACTGATTTTCATAAATTTAAAATTGGTGGTCCAAAGAAAGTTACATCCAAATCTGCACCAAGTGCTGGTGATGGGAGTAGTACCTTAGGTAAAGTAGGAACAGGAATAGGACTTGCTGGGACACTTGTTTCTGGACTTGTTTCAGGACTGTTTACAACCTTAACTTCTGGATTAAGTCTTGCAGGTAGTGTTCTTGGTTCAGCAGCTAGTTTAATAGGTACAGCACTCTCTGGAATTTTAGGTGTTGGTGGATCAGTGGCATCAACAATCTTTGGAGGACTTGCTTCTGTAGTTGGTGGTATGGGTATTTTTGGATTAGTTGCATTG